CTCTATTCCCGGCACTTTCATAACGCCCCCTGTTTTTCACAACTCTAATAAACCTTAGAGAACCTCGTAGTTTATTTTCACCACCCCCTGTTTTTCACAACTCTAATAAATCTCGTAGAAACTCGTGACTTACTCCAACAACCGCCCGCTTTCACAACCCACAAACCCGTGGTACAGTAGCGCCATGATGAGAAACGCCGTACTTGCCGATAATACTCTGCGTGATTTAGCCATGGCGGTGGCGAGAAACAACGTGGGGGCGCAGCGCCCGGTTCACGAAGTCGCCGCAGGTGAAGGGATCACGATGCAGGAGTACACTGCGATCGCACAGAACCCCATGTTTGTGCGGTATGTCGACATTTACACTACCGAGCTGACCGAGAACGGCTTCTCGTTCACAGCCAAAAGCCGGATTCTGGCGGAAGACCTGCTGCCGACTGCGTACCACATGGCGAAAGACCCCGACGTGCCAGCTCCTGTGCGGATGAAGGCGATCGAAAATCTTGTCGAGTGGGGCGATCTGAAGCCAAAAAACAGCGCGGCGGCGGGCCAGACCGCTCCCGGGTTCAGCATTACGATCAATATCCCGGACCCCAACAGCGCAACGCCGAAGACCATCACTGTCGAAGGTACTGCCATGACCGACCCGGGCCCAACCCCACAAAAATTGACACAGCTGCAGGAATCTGACGATTATGAGTACGCTGGTGACGACGTTTATGAGTAACACACCGGAGCTTCGGTCATGACAGGGGTTGTTTACTCGCCGGTGCCCTCGTTGGTGCCGTTTTTTACATCCGAAAAGTTCATTTCACTGGTGTGCGGCCCGGTGGGTTCCACCAAAACAACGGCCGGTATCCTCAAAATCCTCTACCACGCCAAGAAAATGGCTCCTTGCAGGGATGGCGTCAGGCGTAGTCGCTGTGTGTGGGTTCGTAACACGCGAGAGCAGCTGCGAGACACCACCATACCGGACTTTTTGAAGTGGTTTCCTGACGGGCTTGCCGGGCACTTTGCCAAAACTGAGTACAAATACACCCTGAGAATGGATGATGTGGAGTGCGAAGTGTTGTTCAGGGGCCTCGACGACTCCAACGACGTGCGAAGATTGCTCTCACTACAGGCGTCTTTTGCCGTGTTTGATGAGTTTCGTGAGATCAACCAAGACGTTTTCGAAACCATGCAGGGGCGTCTGGGGCGATACCCGGACGGGATGATGGTGCCGCACCGCCCCGAGTGGGGTGTTGACGAGAAAGGCAACCCGATACAAGGTTGTGTGACCGACGACGGCAAACCGAACGACCACGTTTGGGGGATGAGCAACCCGCCGGATATGGACACCTTCTGGGAAACGCTGCTCAGTAGCCCCCCGGATAACACCCACGTCACAATACAGCCCTCAGGCTTGTCTCCCGAAGCTGATTGGGTACACCTGCTCAAGTCGATGTACTACGAGAACCTGATGGAAGGTAAGACTGAGGAGTTCATCGATGTCTACATCCATGCCAAGTTCGGCAAATCGCTGTCGGGGCAGCCGGTGTACAAGAGCAGCTTCACAAAAGCGTTCCATGTTGCCAAAGAGCCGTTGATACCCATCCGCCATTCCAGCTACCCCATCATTATTGGTGTCGACTTCGGGCGTACACCGGCGGCAGTGTTCAAGCAGCGCGACCCCAGAGGGCGTGTCCTCACATTAGGCGAGCTCACCGCGGTGAACATGGGTATCGAGACGTTCATTGAGCAGAAGTTGTTGCCCCATGTGAGCTCAACCTACCCCGGGTTTGACTTCGTGTGTGCACCAGACCCCGCTGGGTTTTACAAGACCCAGCTCAACGAGATGACGCTGGTTGATGCGCTCAAGAACGCAGGGTTTCGCTGTGTGCGGCCGCCGACGAACGACCCAGACCTGCGGATACAGGCGGTAGAGAAGCTGTTGCTGCAGCAGATTGGTGGCGAGGCGATGTATCTGGTAGACCCACGGTGTACTATGCTGATTAAAGGATTTATGTCAGGATATCGGTACAAGCTGCGCAAAAACGGCGTGATGGAGGACTCCCCAGAGAAAAACGAGTATTCGCACTGTTTTGTTGCAGGCACGCTCGTTTCTACCCCGCATGGACAGACGCCCATTGAGACACTGCGCCCCGGGGACTGGGTGCTGACCCGACAAGGCCCACGGGAAGTGTTAGGCACTATGAATAGACTCGCTGTGGATTTAGTTGAGGTAACCGCTGGGGGCGCGGCCGTCGTATGCACAGCAGACCATCCGTTTATTGTGGAGAATAGAAAAGTCCGCGCCGACGCGCTACAGTATGTTAACATACTGGAAACAGTCGGAGAAAACCTATACGCCCAGCCAAGCACAAACCCATCGACTTTAACGGGGTTCGGTACTACAGAAAACCTTCCGGGTATTACAAACGCGATCATAAGCTGGGTGGGACGTACCTACACCGTGATATTTGGGCGTTTCACAACGGGCCTACCCCCGAGGGGTTCCACATACACCACAAAGACCACGACAAAGAGAACAACGACCCCGGGAATCTCGAACTTATCGCCGCAGGTGCGCACGCTACCCACCACGGGACTCACCGGGCGCGGGCAAACCCTGAAGCGGCAGCTGAGCGCATGGCTGCGATTCGCCCTAAAGCGACTTTGTGGCACAAATCCGAAGCGGGCAGGCAATGGCATTCTGAGCACGGCAAACGCACTTGGCTGGGGCAGGAACCCGTGGCGCTCGACTGCACACACTGCGGCGAGCGGTATACCGGGCACGAGGCCCGTCGACGGCGGGGTTTTTGCTCAGCAAAATGCCAGTCTGCAGCCAGACGCGCCAGCGGCGTTGACAATGAGCAGCGAGAATGCGCGCGCTGTGGTGACGGATTCATTGCAAACAAGTATGCTAAGACCCGGTATTGTGGCCACAGCTGCGCGAGTCGTGCGTTTAGAGAACGTAGCGCCAACGATAGTCTACGACCTGACGGTAGCTGACACCCACGAGTTTTTCGCGGCGGGTATGCTAGTGGCGAATTGCCACGACGCTAACCAGTATGCCGATTCTGTGATCGACATGAGCATCCGCGGGGTGTCACTGGGGCAGCCCACAGCCAAACAAGTAGTCCAGCGCCGGTTCGCGTATAATTGAGAAAAGAGCTGAGGAGAATTTAGATGGTATCGACAGGACTAGCTCTGATGCCGGTGGCATCCCTCAGCACTGTTGAGGAACGTGAGCGCAACGACCGCATCCAGAACGGCGCCGAGACCGTCAACCCGGCCGGGCAGAACGAAGTAGCACTTTCGGCGCTGGCGGCGCACGTGCGCAGCCGCTGGTCGACGGCCAAAGACGGCAAGCGCGATCTTGAGGAGCGCATGATTCAGTGCCTGCGCCAGCGCCAAGGTGTGTACGACAACGACAAACTAGCGCAGATCAAGCAGGACGGTTCGTCCGACATCTTCATCAACGTCACCTCGAGCAAATGCCGCGGGGCGACCAGCTGGCTGCGCGATACACTGCTTGGCACCGGGGCGGACAAACCATGGTCGTTCGACGCCACGCCTGAGCCGACGCTGCCGCCAGAGGTTGAGCAGCAGCTTCAAGAGCAGATGGCCACACAGCTGATGATGCTGATGGAGCAGGGCGGGCAGGTGCCAGACCAAAGCCAGCTTGCGCAGTTGGCCGCACAGATGAAAGACGCCGCGACGCGGCAGCTTCGTGAAGAGGCGGACACCCGCGTCGACCGCATGGAGCGTAAAATCGAGGATCAGCTGGCCGAAGGTGGGTGGCTGCAGGCGCTCAACGAGTTTCTCGATGATGTGGTGACATTCCCCTACGCTGTGCTCAAAGGGCCGGTGAAGCGCAAACGCAAAGTGATGCGCTGGAACGGGACCAAGCTGGAGCCGGTGGAAGAGGTGCGCAACGAGTGGGAACGCACTGACCCGTTCATGTTGTATTGGGCGCCGTGGGCGTCGCACATTCAGGATGGGTACGTGATCGAGCGGCACAAGCTGACTACTGAGGCGCTGCAGGCGCTGATCGGCGTGCCCGGGTATAGCGAGGAAAACATACGCGCGGTGCTGCGGGACAACCAAGCCGGTGGGCTCAAGGAGTGGTTGTGGATCGACAGCGAACAGGCGGAGGCCGAGGGCAAATCAGTCACTGAGACCGTGTTCAACACTGACCAGATCGACGCGCTCCAGCTGTGGGACCACATTAAAGGCCAAGACCTGATTGACTGGGGGGTGGACGCCAAGAACATCTCTGACCCGGACCTGACCTACCCATGTGAGATTTGGTTGGTGGGGTCCTACGTCATCCGCGCGGCGTTGAACTACGACCCACTTGGCCGCAAGCCGTACTACGTCACTTCCTACGAGAAAGTGCCGGGTAGTATCGCGGGCAAAGGCGTGCCCGACCTGTGCCGCGACTCTCAGGATATGGTCAACGCGACTGCTCGCGCGCTGGCAAACAACATGGCCATCTCGTCAGGCCCGCAGGTCGGGGTCAACACCAGCCGGTTGCCTATTGGCGAAGACATCACCTCCATGCACCCATGGAAAATTTGGCAGTTTACGGCGCCTGAATACAACGATAGCACCCCGCCTGTGATGTTTTTCCAGCCCAACAGCAACGCACAAGAGCTGATGGCGGTGTTCGAGAAGTTCACCAGCCGCGCAGACGAGGACACCATGCTGCCGCGGTACATGACTGGTGAGCACACCCCCGGTGTCGGCCGCACATCCTCCGGGCTGTCCATGCTGATCAGCAACGCCGGCAAGGGCATCAAACAGGTCATCACGAACATCGACCGCGATGTGATTGTGCCGGCTATCGAGAAACAGTATCAGGACAACCTGCGCTACCACGCCAACGACCCTGATATTATTGGTGATGTACACATCGTTGCACGTGGAGCCAGCTCGCTTGTGGTGAAGGAGGCCGAGGCCATCCGACGCAACGAGTTCTTGATGCTGGTGTTGAACAGCCCTGTGGCGCAGCAGATCGTCGGCATGGATGGCGCAGCAGAGCTGCTTCGCGAGGCTGCTACAAACCTCAATGGGAACGTAGATCGCATCGTACCAAACAGACAACAGATCGGCGTGATCCAACAACAGCAGCAGATCATTGCGCAGTTGCAGCAACAGTTGATGGCGCTTACCGGGCAAGTACCGGGCGCCCCCGGGCGACCACAGCAGCCGGCGGCCAAGCTGACCAACAGACAGGAAGACGGCAGCCCACAGGGTGGGAGAGACATGAATTTGGTGTCCCCACGACCCAACGGACAATAAAACATTGACCAACACGATACCGCGTAGTATAGAATAACATTATGGGAATTTTCTTAGGCCACAAGCCAGACCGGCAGCACATACAAGCGCTCGCACGCTGTAAGCAGCCGGAGAACAAAGCGCTGCTGGACATGATCCAGAAAGCCGCCGACGAGGCGAAAGCCTCTCTGGTAACCGCGGACGATCAGGTGCGGATACACAGACTCCAAGGTCGGGCTGAGGTCTTGATTGATTTTCTCGACGCTGTTGAAAAAGCGTACGAGATTCAGGTGCGGGCGTAAGCCCGCGAAACGTTAGCAAACCATTATGTGACCGGCACACCCTCGGGGAGCCCTAAACAGAGTTGGAGCTTTAGGAGTAAAAAATGGCATTACCAAAGCAAGTTGAGCAACAGATTCGCGAAGTTGAAGAGCTTGAACGACAGCTGGCAGAAGGCAACCCACCAGTACCTGATCCCGGTGAAACGCCAACAACAGCAGAGCCGCCAACGACACAACCCGCAGAACCTACGCCAGCCCCTGTAGAGGTAGCCAAGCAAGACAAATCACCAGCCCCGGCCCCAACACCGGAGCCGGAGGAGAAGTGGGAACAGCGATACAAAACCCTCAAGGGTATGTATGACGCAGAAGTCCCCCGCTTGCACGTGCAGGTTAAAGAGCTTTCCAAACAGGTGGAAACCCTGACCAAGAAACTCGAGACCCCACCTGCCCCTCCCGCGCCGACCAAGGTCGAGCCACTGGTGACTGACGAGGACGTTAAGACATTCGGAGCTGATCTGATCGAAGTTCAACGTAAAGTTGCTCGTGAGGTTGCGATGGAGTTCCAAACGACAATCGAGGCGCTGAAAGCTGAGAACCAGACGCTGCGAGAGCAGCTGACGGACACAAACCAGCAGGTAAGCTCGTCGACGTTTGAGCAGCGCTTGCACCGGCTTGTCCCTGATTTTGATGTAGTCAACGCTGACCAACGTTGGATTGACTGGCTCAATGAAGTGGACCCGCTGATTCGTGCGCCGCGGAAATCTCTTGCACAAGCCGCGTTCAACGATGGTGACGCTGATGCGGTCGCTCATTTTGTCGCATTATTCAAGCAGTCTGTCGCAGCCCCTGCTACCCCAACTGCTGACCCGATAAAAGAAGAACTTAACGCCCAAGTACAGCCTCCGAAGAGCAGTACCACGAACGCGCCGACATCGAAAGTTGGGAAGACGTACTCCTCAGCAGATATCGACGGGTTGTTCAAACGCATTACTGATTTGAACAAACGTGGGAAGTTCGACGAGGCACAAAAACTTGAAGCTGAAATCGACGCTGCTTACACGGAAGGTCGCGTGACTGCGTGACCCCGGAAGCGGCGTCCTAACCCAACTATGTTAGGAGAGTATTATGACATACCCCGTTCAAGCGCCGTTTAACACAAATCCGGCTTACTCCGGTTCGTTCATCCCCACTCTGTGGTCTGGCAAACTGCTTGCCAAGTTCTACCAGAACACGATGATGGCGGAAATCTTCAACACCGACTATATGTACGCTTAACTGCCTTTGTAGTCGTTAAATTTGGTGAATTGCTGGAACCCTGTGATGGGAATCAGCAGCCTAGCCCCGGGATGCGGGGAAGGTTCAGAGACTAGGAATCGTAAGAATACCTCAGAGCTAAATGCTCCGAACGAGGTGGAAGATGGAAGTAGCGAAAAGAGGCGTTATTATTGGTATGGCGCTGGGTGACGGGTATGTACGCGTAAGAATTCGTAAAAACCCAAGTACTGGTACTGAGTACGAAGAAAGGGTGTTGAGAGTTTTGCACGGTCCCAACCAGCGCGCGTATTGCGAGTGGAAAGCTGACCGGCTAAGTTGGGCTTTGGGTGGCAGGCATATCAACGTCACTAAAGTTAAAAACGGCCCCGGTGGTAACTACACAGCTTACCAGTTCGGTGTACAACACCTGTATTTTGGGCAACTTAGAAGGTGGTTGTACCCTAATGGTAAGAAGCTGTTTACTCGCAAAGTACTGGACATGCTGACCCCGGAAGGGCTAGCTATCTGGTACATGGATGACGGCTCCGCACGACGTACCACGAACAAGACTGGGTTTGTTACGTCTGTTTCTACTGACATCGCGACAATGTGCACAGAGGTTGAGGCGGTCACAATATGTGATTGGCTTAAAGATAGATTCGACCTAGACTTTAATGTGCGTTGTAATAAGCGTTGCGCACCCGACAAACAATTCTATATTCAAGCCAACACGGCTAGTAGTAGGAAGTTTGCCGAGATCATCGCTCCTCATGTACCTGAGTGCATGCTGTACAAACTAGCACATGTCGCAGCTTATGATTCCCACGAGTGCCAAACACCTGTCTCTTCTTGCACATGCGGCAGACCTATATACGCCAACAGACGTAAAGGTATGTGTGATACATGTTATGGGAGAGAACGCTATCAACGATTGAAGGCGGCAGGTGATGATATAGTCCGACCTAACGGGAAACGGGAACCGTTAGAACCATAGGATAAAGAACCTATGGGGTAACAAGCCGGAAGGCGAGCTGAAGAATCAGGGCGATACCATCCGTATCCGCACTGCTCCGTCAATCAACATTCTGGACTACGTTGTTGGCCAGAACCTGAACTACGAAGTGCCCGTGCCTATCTTCCAAGATATGTAAGTCAACAAGGGCAAGTACTTCGGCGTGCAGGTCAGCGATGTACTGGCGTATCAGTCTGACATGAACCTGATGAACATGTTTACCGAAGACGCCGCCAAGCAGCTGAAGATCGCTATCGAGAACGAAGTGTTTTTCAACAATTTCGTAACCGAAGGCCCGGACAGCGCGAACGAAGGTGCTACAGCCGGTAAAATTTCTTCTGCGTACGACTTGGGCACTGACACCGCGCCGATTAACCAGAGCACCCCCGAAAACGTGCTCAAGGCTATTCTGCGTATGTCTTCCGCGCTGGACGAGCAAAACGTACCGGAAGATGGCCGCTGGCTGGTGATCACTCCGTTTGACCGCCACCTGTTGATGCAGTCAAACATCGCCCAAGCGTACTTCTCTGGCGACGACAAGAGCACCATTCGTACCGGCAAGATTGGTATGCTGGATCGCTTCACTGTGTATGTGTCGAACCTGTTGCCGCGTGGCGCCACAGGTAAAGCACTGGTTCCGGGCCTTTCTGACCCGGCTAGCGGTGGCGCCGTATCCAACGCCAAGGCTCGCCGCCTGATGGTCGCTGGTACCAAGCACGCCGCGTCCTTCGCGATGACAGTGAACAAGACTGAGCCGCTGCGCAACCAGTCTGACTTCGGTGACATCGTTCGTGGTTTGGCGATCTACGGCCGCAAGGTTGTTAAGCCAGAAGCACTGGTTGTAGCGCAAGTCGGCGCTGCCTAATCTTGCATAAAGCAGGGGGCCCTGCGCCCCCTGACTTACTCTTACCTTTAATTCCGGAGAACTATTATGCAATACGCACGAAGACTGGGTGGTGTAGCCACTATCGCCGCTGCCGGCGATTCTCAGACAACCGCTACCGCTGTTACAGCTGGCCTGACCATCGTAGCTTCCGCTACTGGCACCACTGCAGACGGTATCCGTCTGCCGGCCAATTGGGGCGTTGGTGAGCGCATCACTGTTGTTAACACCACTGCTGTCGCGCTGGATGTGTTCCCGCCGACTGATGGTGCTATCAATGGCGGCAGCGCTAACGCTGCGAAGGCATTGGCCGCTAATATGAGCGGTGAGTATGTTAGCCTTGGTGGCGGCAACTGGGGCGCTGTACTGAGCGCCTAATAGAGACGGGGGCTTCGGCCCCCGCTTTTTCTGGAGGTAAATATGACTGTTGAACAGTTGTTGGATAAGTACGGCGGGTTCATCCTATCAAACAAAGCCTATATTGACATGGGTGATAAACGAGTTCTTGTAGGCCGTATCACCAGCGATAAATTTGAGCTAACTGAAGAAGGAAAAGCGATCGTAGCCGCGCAGGTAAGCATTATCGTGCCCGAGGCGCCGTCGCCCACTACCAGAAAGCGCTCAAAGTCAGTACAATCAACTGCAGAGTAACCTATGGGGCTACAACATGACACCACTAAGCCAGTTTTTACCACGCGTTTTGGTGTACACCCCTGCTTGCTCAGAACCTATGCTTATTCAAGCACTACTGGACACTGCGATAGATTTTTGTGAGAAAACAGCTGCGGTGAGGTACTTGGCAGGCCCTGAGCCTGTGCCAGCTAATACCGCTTCTGTCGCGCTATGTAGTACCAATAGACAACTAGAAATCACTATGGTGTTGCGCGCGTATCTAAACGATGAGGAACTTGCGCCGACACCAGCCGATCTTGTTCGGTACCCTGCCCCACAAACAACCAAACCGACTTCGTATACCTACGCGAAGCAAGGGTGCGACACACAAGTAATTTTGAACGCGTTCGCGGATGAGGACTACACACTAACTGCGGAAGTAGTTGTTAAACCAACGAGAACTGCCGAAGCTGTCCCAGAAGAACTGTTTGAAAAGTGGGTTGATGCTATTGTAGCTGGGACTTTGGCGCGTATATACATGATCCCCGGGCAGCCATTCTCGGCGCCAGACGCCGGCGCGTACCAACAAGCTCGATACGCCAGAATGGTGCACAACGCCAGAATCGATGCGTCGCATGGGCGTTTGCGTGGGTCCCTAACAGTAAAACTACGCCCTTTTGCGTGAGGTGTAACCAATGGCTATTACTGCTCAATCCGTCATACGTCGCGCCGTAGATACACTACAAGACGTTACCTCTGTTCGATGGCCTGTGAATGAACTTGTCCGCTATCTTAACGACGGCCAACGTGAGGTTGTGCTGCAGCGGCCAGACGCTATGGTTACTACGGCCACACTTACATGCGTAGCTGGTAGCAGGCAGACTTTGCCTGCGAATGGCGCCAAGCTCATCGACATAACGCGAAATGTCGCTACGACATCCAACAAACAAGCTGTGCGTATGGTTAACAGGGAAATTTTGGACGCGCAGATTCCCGGCTGGCACGCACTTACAGGGTCAGTAAACACACTACACTTCATGTATGACGCACGTGACCCGCGCGTTTTTTATGTGTATCCGCCTGCTACTACCACAGCGCAACTTGAAATCATATACGCCCTTTACCCGACCGATATCGTAGAGCCCGCAGACGGGGCACTGTATACGGCGGTGTCTGGTAATATCAGTCTTCCAGACATATACGCCAACGCGCTACTCGACTATATTTTGTTCCGAGCGTACAGCAAAGATAGTGAATACGCCGGCAATGCGCAGCGCTCTCAGAACCATTACGCAGCGTTTGCAAATGCGCTTGGTATCGAAGTGCAGGCTACTGTTGGTGTAGCGCCTACTCCGGTAGCTAACCCGAACGCGTAATCTACGCCGAAATTATTTGGGGGCATGATGTCTGTAGCACAGTACGATTTTGAAATTATTCAAGGCGCCACATTTACACAGCCTTTTGTCTGGAAAGACGGTGATGGTGATCCTGTCGATTTGACTGGGTATACCGCGCGTATGCAAGTCCGCAAGTCTGTACAGGCCGAGGATGTTTTACTGGAAGCCACGACAGCTAATGGGCGTATAGTGATCGACCCTCTTACGGGCACTTTCACACTGACACTTTCGGCTAGTGTTACTGAAAGTATCGACTGGTTGTGCGGGCAGTACGACATAGAGCTTGTCGCTTCTGATGGCGTTGTTGTACGCATTCTCGAAGGTCATATCGCTGTGTCAAGGGAGATAACACGTGCCTGACATCGTAGTTGTTGATCCTATAACAAAGAATGTTGTTATCCAGTTACCTTCTACACCTACTATTGTAGAGATTGTTACGCAAGGCCCTCGCGGCCCAAAAGGCGACACCGGTGCTGGGCTTAACATTCTTGGTACATTGACTGATCCCTCCGAGCTTCCTGAGACTGGCGACCTTGGTGATGGGTACATTATCGACGGGGACCTCTACATATGGGACGGTAATAGCTGGGAGGATGTAGGTCAGATTCAAGGCCCGCAGGGCCCACAGGGTATTCAGGGCGAAACCGGCCCGCAGGGCCCACAGGGTATTCAGGGCGAAACCGGCCCGCAGGGTCCGCAGGGTATTCAGGGGGAAACCGGTCCGCAGGGTCCGCAGGGGGAAACCGGTCCGCAGGGTCCGCAGGGCGAAACTGGCCCGCAGGGCCCACAGGGTATTCAGGGCGAAACCGGCCCGCAGGGTCCGCAGGGTATTCAGGGGGAAACCGGCCCGCAGGGTCCGCAGGGTGAAACCGGTCCGCAGGGTCCGCAGGGCGAAACCGGTCCGCAGGGTCCGCAGGGCGAAACCGGCCCACAGGGTCCGCAGGGTATTCAGGGCGAAACCGGCCCACAGGGTCCGCAGGGTATTCAGGGAGAAAAGGGTGACACCGGTGCTGGACTTAACATTCTTGGTACATTGACTGATCCCTCCGAGCTTCCTGAGACTGGTGATCTTGGTGATGGGTACATCATTGATGGCGATCTTTATGTGTGGACTGGCACCGAGTGGGAAAACGTAGGCCAGATTCAAGGTCCTCAAGGCGAAACCGGCCCACAGGGCCCGCAGGGTGAAACCGGCCCGCAGGGTCCGCAGGGTATTCAGGGCGAAACCGGCCCGCAGGGTCCGCAGGGTGAAACCGGCCCGCAGGGTCCGCAGGGTGAAACCGGCCCACAGGGTCCGCAGGGTATTCAGGGAGAAACGGGTCCGCAGGGCGTACAAGGCGAAACCGGCCCACAGGGCCCCGCTGGCCCCGGCCTCCCTGCCGGTGGTACCGAGTACCAGCTTGTCGAGAAGGCTAGCAACACTGATTACGACACCCGCTGGACGAACCGCCCGACGGTTGCTGGGGTGAACTTTGACACCACTGCTGCGCTTACCCCGTCAACCGGTCAAATGGTATGGGACGCAGAGACTGGTACTGTTGACATCGGCCTGAACGGTGCTACAGCGCCCGTGATGAGCGTTGGCGAAGATCAGTTTTATCGAGTCATCAACCAGACTGGCAGCACGATAACCAAAGGCACTTTGGTCATGGCTGTTGGGGCTGTCGGAAACTCTGGCAAGATTAAAGTCGCTCCGTGGGACGGATCACAGCCGAGCAAGACAATCATGGGCTTTGCGATGGCCGACATACCGACTGAAAATGATCCCACGGAGTCAGGGCTTGGTTACATTCTCGCGTTCGGCAAACTGAGGGGCATTCAGACTAACGGCGGGAATTACTCCGAATCATGGGTGGACGGGGATATTATTTACGCTGGTGCCTCTGGCGGCCTGACCAAAACAATGCCTGCTGCGCCGAATGTTAAAACCACGGTCGCTATTGTTATCAATGCACACGCATCTAACGGTACGTTGTTCGTTCGCCCGACCTACGGTTCTAACTTGGGCGAGGATGAGCTGGTGCAGTTATCAGGGCTGGCTGGCGGCGATGTGCTGTCCTATGACGCAACTGACGGAAGGTTTGAGAACAAGACGCTTGCTGCCGCTGGCATCTACGCATCTTCAAACCCTGCTGGCTACACCACCAACACTGGCACAGTGACTTCTGTGGGCGGTACAGGCACTGTTAATGGTATTACGCTGACTGGCACTGTGACCAGCTCTGGCAATCTGACGCTGGGCGGCGCACTGTCTGGTGTTAGTCTGACAACTCAGGTCACTGGCACCCTGCCCGTAGCCAACGGCGGTACAGGCATTACGTCTTTCGGTACGGGTGTTGCTACAGCCCTCGGTCAAAATGTGACTGGCTCTGGCGGCATTGTGCTTGCGTCTGGCGCTACAGTTGCTGGCCCCACAATCAACGACGGATACACCGAAGAAGTCTACGCTATCCCATCCAGCACGACCCCTGCGCTGTCTCCCACGAACGGATCAATCCAAACGTGGACGCTGACGGGCAACTCAACACCCACTGCTGGCACTTGGGCGGCTGGCCAATCTCTGACTCTGATGATTGACGATGGCACGAATTACACGATCACTTGGACTTCTGTTGGCGTCACATGGAAAACTGACGGTGGCTCTGCCCCTACGCTGAACACTTCAGGGTTTACTGTGATCCAGCTCTGGAAAGTCGGCAGCACCATCTACGGCGCACGCGTGGGGGATGCCTGATGTTGGCTGATAAATTGAGGGCGGCTACGGCTGCGGCTGCTACGCAGCAATTTATTGCAGTTGCTCACGATGGTAGCCCCTACGTCACTGCCTACCCTTGGTCTAGCTCAGGGTTTGGCGCTAAGTTTTCTGATCCCAGCACCTTACCCACTGGCGATGGCTACGGCGTAGCTTTTAGCCCATCGGGTGACGCCATCGCAGTTGCGCACAACAGTAGCCCCCGCATCACTGCCTACCGTTGGTCTAGCTCAGGCTTTGGCACTAAGTTCAGCAACCCCGGCACGTTGCCCACCAGCACTGGCAACGGCGTAGCTTTCAACCCATCGGGTAATGCCATCGCAGTTGCGCACAACGTTAACCCCAACGTCACTGCTTATCCTTGGTCTAGTTCTGGGTTTGGAACTAAGTTCAGCAACCCCGGCACGTTACCCAACAACGATGGCTTAGGCGTAGCTTTTAGCCCATCGGGTAATGCCATCGCAGTTGCTCACGAGGGTAGCCCCTACGTCACTGCCTACCCTTGGTCTAGCTCAGGCTTTGGCACTAAGTTCAGCAACCCCGGCACGTTGCCCACTGGCGTTGGCAACGGCGTAGCTTTTAGCCCATCGGGTAATGCCATCGCAGTTGCTCACGAGGGTAGCCCCTACGTCACTG